TTCTAGAGAAGCATTTACCGCATCTATTGTTAGTTTTTGCTCTTGAAACTCGTCACTTATTCTGGCAATTTCTACTGCTCCAGCCCCAAATACTCCTGCAAAATCTGTTCTAGCTAAGCTATCAAGAGCTGCTGCTTGACCGCGCCAGTCAGTAGCCTCTAATGCCTTTCCTAGTTGGCTTAAATATTTAACATTATTCTGTAGCATTGAAGCTAGAGGACTACTATCTTTTAAGCTATTCATAAAAGTTTGCACACTTTTATTGGCTAAATCACTAGCATCTACTAAACCTTTTAAGTATAGCGCTTGTTTTTGTATCTCTTTATTAGCGTCATCACTAGCTTTTCCTAAATCCTCTACAGCTTTTTTGTAATTTTCTGCTGCTTTAGTTCCGAACCCATCTAGTTTATTTAATGCTTTCTCCATAGTTTGTGGTGTTAATGGAGTTTTTTCATCTATCTTTAAAATTTGTTTGTATTTTCTTATTAATTCATTCTTTAAAGACTCGTCCTTTATATTTTTTATTCCAGCAGATAACGAAGCTCCTAAACCTTCACTAGTTTTTTCTTCTACACTATCCCATCCGGGCGTAAAGTCTTTTAATACATTTACAAAAGTATTCCAAGCTCCTTCAGCTTTTTTAGTATCACTAAGATTTTTAATTACACTTTGTACATTATCATTTAAACCATTTATACTATTTGCATATGCTAAAACTGAATCTATACTCAGGCTATTCTTATATTTTTCATTGGTATCAATAGCTGTTTTAGTGCTATCCTCTAATTGATCAAGGGCAGTATCTAATTTTGCCATTTCTTTTGAATTTTTATCAAATAGTAGGTTTAATACTTCGTATGCACTAATAATTGCACTAATAGGACCCAATAGTTTACTAAATATAAATCCGCCTATTTGCGCTACGCCTTGAGCAAGTATGGCAGCCCCACCAGCAACACGAGTTGTTACTCGTCCCCATGCTCCAAGTGTTCCGCTGTTCTCTTTTATTTTGGCATTTAATTCTGTAAATGATTCTCTAATACCACGTACATCAAACTGTTTGCTAATATCAGCCACTATGCCTGTTCTAGCTGCGGTTCTATTAGCAGTTTCTGTATTTTTTCCTTGTATGTATGCTGTTGGTGAAAAAGTTCGTGGGCTTTCACCTAAACGCGTAGCTAGCTCATGTGCTTTATCAAGATTCTTTTGAGCTAATGTTTGTTTAGCTATAGCTGCTGTGATTTGATTCTCTAGATCTAGTCTCTGCTGAGTAGTTTGATTTCTTTTAATAGCATTAGCGCGCTCATCTCTTAATAACTCTACTTGTGCTTTTGCAATATCTAGTTCTTTTTGAGCTTCAGGAACACCTGCTTTTGCTTGCAGACCTGTTCTACCAAACACTTCTCGCTCTTTTGCTGCAGCTGCAATTTCTGCTGCTTTTTTCTTACTATCTTCTGCAGTTTGCGCTAATTTATCTCTATAATTTGTTAATACTGGGAAAACTTTTCCAACGGTATTGATAGCAAATAATGCTAAAGCCGCTGTTATCAAACCAGTATTATCTGCTAATATTTTAGCTATTGGAGCAATTATTGTATTTACTACATTTAATATATCTGTAGCAACGTTTTTAAGACTGGCTAATAGCTGATCATAAGGATTGCCTGCCTGAGCTATTTCACTAAATTTTTTCTTGCCTTCTTCTAAAACTGCATTGGCAAATGCTTGACGACGCTCAAAGTCTGTTAGCTGGCCTTCAGTTTTACCTGTACTACGAGCATAATCACTAACTGCTTTATCTAATTTAGTAAATATACCCAATTCGTCTAATAGTTCTGGCTCTAGTTTAGTAATACCACGGCTAAGTCTGCTAACAGCATCACTCATGTTTAGACCAAGTGCTTGGCTGGCTCCTTTAGCAACCGTTGCTATGTCCATTACTTGCTGCTTACCAAGTCCACTAGCTGTTACTTTAGTTACTGCTTCTGCCGCTTCACGAAAGCTAACCATACCATCAGTTGCTTGTACAAAACTTTTACTCATACTAACTAAGCTGGTTCCACTTGCTGCACCTAGCTGTTCCATACCCTTAATCATTATTTGGGTATTCATTGCTTCACGAAGTGCATTAAATGCGGCCGTTACTGCAAATACATTGGCGGCTATTTCAGCATATAGGCGTACTAATCCACCAAGTCCGCGAGCTTGGTCCGCAAAATCTCTAGCACTGCCACCGGCACGTTCTCCTACACCACGGGCTACATTATATTCTCCTACTTCACCGCCAAACGCTGCTTGACGCATTGCTTGATTACCAGTTCTGGTACCAGTACCGCGCATTAAATTTTGCGAGCGCTCTAATTGCTCATTTAATTTCTTAGCATCGTTTGTACGGCCTTTAATTGTATTGCCTTGGTCCTGTACACTAAGATCTATATTTATTGTATTACCTGCCATATTAGCTCCAGGTGAATTTTTCTAGTTGCATAATATTTTATGCGAGATTACACCAAGTATACCACAAGGGTAATAAAATGTCAAATACAAAAATTTTGAGTAATAAAAAAGCCCGCTATGTTAATTACTAGCGGGCTTTTGTTCTCGTGTTTTTATTATTTCATTGCTTCTAATAGTATCAATTACTTTTATTAGTTGTACTATTAATTTTCTATCGCTATGGTCAATTTCCATATAGTCTAGAACTTCCGTTAGACCAATAAAGCTTTTGCCTAAATATATCCCATTAAAACCTTCCCACTCATCCTTTAACATACGATACACACTAAAGGCTTGTTGTACCTCCAGGGGGAAGTCTTCATATTCAATAGGTATTTCACTATCTACTGGTTGAGTACCAAGCATTTCACACATTTCAAAATATTGAGTGCGTGTCATTCCTACTTGTTGATTTTGAAAATAGTTAGCTACTTGTAGCTCTACTGCTTCGAGCTGTTCTTGGAAAAGTTTCCCAGGTCACCAACTTGTTCACTAATAAAACTATCAAAATCACTAGAATTCTTCATTAAGTACAGGGCATTTTCTGCACTATAATTTAATTGATCTTCTGGATCTAGATGACTTACATCTACTGGAGCTAATTGTTCTAAATAACGTATTTTTAAACCGGTCCAACCTTTTATTGATTGTTCAACATATAGCTGTAAAAATAATTCATCATTTAATTCTTCGTGTGGTTGACGATTTTTAAAACTTGTTTTTGTTGCTTTTTTACGAATATTAATAAGTGTTTCACGACTTAAAAAAGCTAGGTCAACTTTAAAACCTGGCATGCCAGGATACTCTACCTCAATACTTTTCGAGGGTACTAATAGTGATTTTAAACTAAGGTCTGCCATTGTTACACTTGGTTGATGAGACCGGCTAACTACCGGTCTCGGTTAATAAAACTTATGCGTAGTATTTTACGTTAATTTCGTTGCTTTGTGCTAAATCAAATAGATTGCTAGCCGTGCCTTGAGCTGTAAAGTTAATAGTAGTACTAATAACCTGTTCAGTAGCAATTGTAGGAATTGTTAATACAACACCAGGCATTTCAAGTTCAACGCGATCAGTAGCACTGCTACCACCAATTGCTATTTTTAAGTAGTAAGCTGGATCAACATCTGTGCTGCTGTTAGTCAACATGGTGCCTAATAATCCTGCTGTTTCAGTACTACCTGTACGTAAGTATGCGGTCATACTACCACTAATTGCGCGAGTACCTGCAAAATAAGTAGCCGGTTGATTAACTATACCTAATGTAGCTGGAGTTAAATAGCTAACATTATTACTAATTGTTAGATTTCCGCCAGTTAATGGTAAGTTGTAGATTGTTCCGCTAGCAGGAGGGGTGCCAGCAGCACCAATATTCTCTTTTAGTGTTACAACACTTAGCTTGTTGGCAATAAATGCTGCAGTAGTAATTTTTGTTTTAAAGTCACCAGCTAATGATCCACTCCAAGTATCTGCATCAACAAATGTTGGTGCTGTAATTTGACGAATTGCTTTAGCTTGTCCAGCCCACTGAATACTAGCAATAGCATCAATACCAAAATCAATTGTAGCTGTATTTAACACGCAATCATCAATAACAAAGCAAGCTGTGTCAATAATAACAATTAGCCCAAAACGTTGCAGTTGATGTGCGTTGCTGCTTGTAGCTACGCAAGTTGCTGGACTTGTACCTGTGGCAACGTTTGTCCAAGCTGCTCCACTAGCAAGTGTTCCAGGAGTTGCACTAATTGCTGCTGTGCCAAATAATGCATTCCAAAGTACGCTTTCCTCTGCTGTAACAATAGTACCATCGTCTACGGGACGAATATAAGTAGTCATGTTAAAATCAACTGGATCTAACTGTGTATTAAAACTACGTTGACCACGAACTGGGCTAGCACCTGTTTCATTTAGTGTAACAGTTTCACTAGTAGTATTTTGACTGAAGCCGAAGCCGTCTAATACCTGAATTTCTCTAGTATTAGCAGCAGTAAAACCGGTTGCGGCTACAACACCCAGATTTGATCCACTACTACCTACATTAGTAGTAAAGAATACTCTACTATTACGAATTAAATTAAAACTCATCTTTTTATCCTCTCAAGAGGTGTTCCAGCAGTCACTACTAGACGTTTATCTGTATTAGACCTTGTGAACACGGTTTGCTTACATGATCTGATAGCGAACCTGTAAGTTAATCTCGCCAACTGCATAGGGAGCTAAGAGGCCCTCGTCCGTAGTTATTGAGTCTATTAATATTTCTGTTGTTTCATAATTATTGTCTGTGTCGTATACTAGCTGACGATTTGCGTCTATACAACGTTCTAGATCTTCTAATAACTGCTCAAGTTCTTCTTGTGCAGTGTCTTCACTTTTACAGTAAACTTTTACACATACACCAAGCATGCCCCAGGCAAAATCTGCTGGATGATATTCACGTACTTCAGTGCCAGGACTTAAATATACACTAGGAAAATCATTTATTTCATCCCAGAACTTTAGCTTGGCAAAACTTAAACCTTGTAGGTTAGTCACATATGGCACTGTGCCATCTATGGTTTTAAACACCTCGGCAAGGGCCTTGACTATACTAGTTCTTCTGCTCATACTAATACGGCCCTTAATCTTGTTATCATGGCCTGTGCCGCTACTTCGCGTATACTTTTGCTGATTAGCAGTTTAGGGTCTCTACTACGCGGTGATTCTTGTTTACCACCTTGACTAAAAGTAGCATAAGGATTGCGCATATAATTATAGTATGCACTAATAACACCTTCTCTACCTTGTGTTAATCTCTCTACTTTTACACTTTCTGCAAATCTGCCGCTACGTAAATTTAGTATATCCTGACGACCGCCGCCACCCATGTTACGCTTTACTGTTTTTACTAAATCTCTATCCATTAAACTTTGAAGATTCGGTAATCTTGTATTTATATCTATTTCAGGTAATCCTGATTTAGTATCTATACGTAAATTTGGCGTACTTTTTCGTATAATTTTTACTGATTTGCGACGTTTTGTAATCTTAGTTGTACTATTTAGTAATACTTGCGATTTATTAGTGGAACGAGTTTCTTTTCCTTTAATAGCATTTACAATAATTTTTTCAATATTGTCTAATACGCTAGGACTAGATTTTACTTTTAGTAGTAAATTAGCTAATTGTGTTATACTACTTACTTTAAATACTTTTAATAAGTTAAGTCTATCTATAGCATCCAGCAAATTCCATTTTCTTTCTAGACCAGCTAAATCTTGCTGATTTTCTCGCCTATTTTGTATAATTGCTGTTTGGAATAATCCTGACGATATTACCATTTGAAGTACCGTAGTACTTCCTTTAGTTAAATCTCCTGTAGACAATTTTATAGTAGTTTTTTCTTGTCCAGTTTGCTCTAAGAAATCATTAACTATTATTTTAAATGCTTCGCCTTGCTGATCTACAGATTTAAGAGCATTTTTAGCTGACATTAATTCAGCTAGAATTTTTCCACTAATGATAGAATCATCTGCCTTTGTATGACCCCAATTAATTATTTTTGTAGTTAAATAGTTTTGATCTTTTAATTTTGAATTAGTAATTTTATTTGCGGTTAATTCAGCATCAATAAATTTTTTAATACGTCTATTAACTATATCGCGTAAATTACTAAAACTATTATATGCGACTTTTAATGAAGCAACTCTGTTTTCATTACCGGCAAAATATGTAACTACAAAAGGTGTTTTAAATAGATTACTTAAGTGATCTAAATATGGGGACATCTTTTTGACTTTTATGCTGTCAACAAAATCTGCTCCACCTTCATTAAAAGCATCAACAAAAAGTTGCAACGTAGTGTCTATTTGTCTAAATGTTGATTCGTTTAGTTCCGGCCATTCCTTAGCCATTTCCATCATAGCTTTATTTATAGCTATAATTGCAACATTTGCGGCATTTTTAGTAATGTCACCATCTTTTATTGCGCGGTCTAACGCTTCTTTTAAGTCTAAGCCATGCAGTGAGAATAATGCTGGAAATAACTTATCAAAAGAACCTTTTCGTAAACCACTTGCTTGTAATAATCTGTCTACATTTCCTGTAACCGCGGATCTGTTTCTAGCTTCATATGCTTGTAGTGCGGTTGCTAATTCAAGTGCTCTGCTAAATGCCATTACGCATAATCCGCTACATATTGATCTAGCACACGCTTAATGTGCGCTGGAAAGTTTGTGGTAGCTACATATTGTATTTGTGTTACATTAGGTGTTACGTCACGATTAACATGTACTGCACTATTATTCTTGGAGTAATATTCTACAAGATCAAGCACAGCTAATTTAAGATCATCTGGTACAAACTCATATCCGGCAAAATAACTAACTTTATATCCACGCGGATGTAATGCAAAATATCCTGGGCTAGCTACCATGCGAATACTATCACCATCTTGTATCCAGTCTGTAAACTCTACAAGGGTAGTTGCATAAGTTTTACCATAATTAGTACTTTGACTAACTTGTAGTACGTTAGTTACTGGAGTCTCTTTTAGTATTAGTCGGTCAAAACCACCATCAAAGTATTCTGTTTTAGCTTCGTCATAGTAGTCAGTAAAATTTCTGCGGCAGTAGGTTTTTACTAACTGACTAACCTTGGGTATTAGCAAATCGATTTCAGTATCTTTATTGCTGCTAGTAATACCAAGGTAATTTTTATATTCTGCTCTAGTTATTAGGTCAGCCATAAACCCTCCTCTGTCTCTAAAGACCAACTAATTGGGCTTTAGAGACAGGACTCTTTCGAATCCTGTCCATATAACTAATTAGGCTAAGTAACGAACTGCTACAACACCATGACCATCAGTTGTTGATAGTTGTGTCATACCAATACGCATACTTGCAACTAGTACGCTACGCTGATTTACAACTTCATCATCGCTGTCAACGCGCATACCACGATGTGTTCCAACTAGGAAGTTACGTGGGTTAACGATAACTGCAGCAGCAGCACCGGCAGCAGCTGCGTCAAAGCTTGCGCTAACGATAACTGGTGTATTACCGATGCTACCAACTTGACCTGTTAATAGTGTAGCATTTGGACCAGCTTTATCTACTGTTAGGAAGTTTGTATCCTCTAGTAGTTCAAAGTAAGCTTGTGTACTTACAAATGCTACTAGTTCACTAGGATTTAATCCCCAAGCTGCTAGTTTACGACGAGCTTCCATCATCTTAAGAGCTGTCATAGCTGTGCTGCTTGTAGCTAGTGTGACTGTTGGCTGTAGTAAGCTACCGTCACCACCAACTGGATCATATGTTGCTAGGCCCTTAAGTGGTGTGGTTGCATCACCTGCACCAATTAGCATGGCTTTGTCAAGTGTTTTAGCCATACGACGTGCCATTGCATCACGAATGATTGGTAGTAGAGGAATTAGTGTATCCTCGTCTTCTTCAAACGCAATATACTCTTTTGTAGCTAGTTTATAAGCTGTTAGAGTAACTTCACCGATTGTATGTGTACGCTTTGTACCGCTGCTTGTACCTGTACCAGCAACTGTAGCACCCATATCTGAACCATAGTTAGCTGCAGCTACCCATGTTGCATCACTGCCTGTGTCTGGGTTTACAGGAATACGCATAACTGGTTGTGGCATTGTAATGCTACTCATAGCACTAGACACAACTAGTTGACGACGCATTTCATTTTGAATTGTTGTGCTAACTTCAGTTTCCCATAGTTCGCCATTTGTACTAGTAAAGCGAGCAGCACCACCAAATGTAGCAGCAGCTTTTTCTAGTAGTGTTTTACCAAACTTGGTATCCTGGATGCCTTTACGCATGATCTTGGCAAGTAGAACTGCCTTTTCTTTATCTGCATAAGGAATGTCTGCGTCCTTAGGATCAGCAAACTGCATACGGCTACGCTGTAGTGCGTCTAGCTCAACGCTCTTGCTTTGTAGTTGCTCAAGCTCTTTGGCCTTTTCTTTGATAGCAGCCTCTAGGCCCTCGATTGCACTCTTGTGCTCATTAGCCTGATCTTCTAGGCGCTTTTCAATATCGCTTAGTAGGCGGTCAGCACCTGTGTCAACTGTTTGTACAGCTGGAGCTGGTGGAGTAACTGCGCTAACAGCAGCCTTGATTTTGGCCTGTAGGGCTTCTTCTTCAGCTTGTTTACGCTTGGCTTCTTCAGCAGCTTTTGTTTGTGCTTCTAGCACGGCTTTAGCAGTTTGCTCAGCAGCTTTAGCAGCAGCATCTGCTAGTAATTTCTCTAATTCTTTTGGATCCATATCCCATTCCTCATTTGTTGTGCTTTTTGCTGCTTTTGGGGTATCTAGCTTTTTAGCTGATGCCTTTGGTGCTGGTGCAAATTGCTGTTTAAATAAATCAAATTCTGCAGCTGTATCAAAAGCTTTAGCTAAGCTAAATAATGTATTTTGATTTGCTGGTACACTAACTACACTGATTTCATGTAGCTCTAGGTCTTTAACTAAAAACGTTTCTGTAGTATGGTCATAATCCGCATCACGAACTCTGAACCCTACGCTAAATGCACTTAATATACCCTTTTTAATCAGTTTGTATACATCACCTACTTCAGCAGGAATCTGCGCTCGAATCCACAAACCCTGATCTGTAACTTTATGCTCAACCATTTTACCGATTGGCATTTGATGATTGTGATAGGCTAGTATAATTGGATTTTTGAGATAGTTGTGCAATCCCTCGTTCCACGCTTTCATAGGGATCACATCACCCTGACGATCACGATCTACTGTGCTAGCATATCCTTCAATAAAAATGCTATCATCAGACTCTGTACTAGCTGTAAACTTACTGCTTAAATAGAGTAATTTATCTAGCTTTTTGTCCATATTACTCCTTTGTCGTACTAGGCCTACCACCCAAGGATGGATTGGCTGCTGAACCTGCTATGTTAGCAGGTATTCTTATAGTATCTCCGCCTTCTATGGTTGGATACCTTAATTCTAATCTGGCTTCATTTGGTGTAATGATGCCACCATTAACCAGTGTTTGATGGTAACTAGCTACATCCTTTAGCTCTGGCTGTAAGGCGCTAATATTACTAGTTACTGGTGCTATATCATAACCAAAATACCGTTCTAGCGCACTGTTGTACAGTCTAACTAGTGGTAGCACAGTTTCTAGATAGAATAGGCGTAGATTAGGAGAAATATTTGCATTATTTCCTCCTTGCAATAATATAGGTGGAACACCTATACTAGTCATTATGCGTTCACTGTGTGTGCGCATAGCTACGTCAAAATCTAGATCATCAAAATTTTGATCACTTAGTTTTTGTGGCTTTAATCCGCTGTCTAGGATAATTGGGCGTCTGCCACCTGACTTAGCATTATATCGCTGCTGCCAGTAACTAACTGTTTTTTCCTTAGCTGCTTGACTTAGTGTGTTTTCAGTGGTCAGCACTAAGCCAAAGATTGTGCCGTTCTCAAAAAACTTTTGCTGAAACTCTTGCATGCTATAGAGTATATTAATATTCTCTAAGCACGCTTCAAGTCTGCTGGCTCCGCGATAGATGCTGTCACTGTTCAAGTCTTTAAAATAAAATACTTCACGCTCTGTGAAATCTACTTTACCATTGTAACGATAGCCACGAATAAACGTTTTAGGGTCTGTTAATATTTCTACATTATTTGCTGGTAGGTGGTACATAAAAGTACCATCAAAATGTATAAATGCATTACCATCAAGCATTATATCTTTGAACAGTTCTGTGCGAAAATCTATTGCGCTTTGATAGGGATTAGGCCTAAAGTTAAGCAGTGTTGCTAGTGTTTTTTGGCGTATGCCAACTACAACACCTTCATGTACTTTATCCTTAATATCATAGTCAAGACTTGCACAAGCATTTACTACTAAATTAACTGACCTATTTACACTATCTATATTTCTAAATGCATTGCGAAAGTTAATAATGCGGCTTTCGCTGCCAACATTAGTACCTTCATCACGATGTATAACTTCTTGAGCTGGATTAAGTTTTTCAGTAATCCAACTACGTATTCTTTCTAACGCCATCTAAGCCCCCTGTGAACTCTGCAAAATAGGAGCCGTAGCTACTGCCACGAAATACGCTTTCACCTGATAAATGTTTGTTACGCTGCAATTCAATCCAGTGTTGTTGTTTAGTAACAGAGCTAGGACTTGGCGATTTGCCATAAATACCATGCAGTTGTACATGATGTCTATTACAGAGTGTATAGACTAAATCATATATTTCCACCTGGTGCTCTGCTATAAATTCATCACGAATTGCCAGAACCTTTTCATCAGTGCTAATATCATAGCCTTTACGCTTGACCCAAACTTCTAGTAGGTGTGTTAGGCTGTGCAGATGATGTAACTCTAGTTCATTTTGAGCATTACAAATATAGCAATGAGGCTTTTTTTCGTATGCACTTTTAGCTTTGTCTCTAATATGCTTAATTGGAATGCGTTTATTTGTGTTTACTGCCATAAAATATTATTTCCACAATTTTGATAATTATAGCTTAAAAGGTACACAATTGTCAATAGGTAAATTTTACCTACCCTAAACCTAAAAGGTCGTAACCAACTA